TGCCATTTTATAAAGGTAAATCATGGAAGAGTTTAAACAATTTATCGGAAAGAATTATTCCGATGTAAATAACCAAATTACTGATCTTGCTGCAGCACACGGTTGGCAAGCTGTTCCTTGGCCAGTTAATGTTGGTATGGTAGCTCTCGATGAAACAACGTTGATTGTTGAAATTGAAAGCGACATTAACGATATTATCGTAAATATTAAAAGAGATATCTAATATTTCTCGGGAGATTAGCTCAGTTGGTAGAGCGTCTGTTTTACACGCAGAATGTCGGCGGTTCGAGTCCGTCATCTCCCACCATTAATGCGAGTATGATGTAGAGGTAACCTGCTTCGTTGCCAACGAAGATTCGCCAGTTCAATTCTGGCTACTCGCTCCAATTTGGGGTCTTAGCTCATCTGGGAGAGCGACTGCCTTGCACGCAGTAGGTGATCGGTTCGAGTCCGATAGATTCCACCAATAATGAAAAAGCTCCCGCGGGAGCTTTTTTTATGTCTAATTATTTTTTATTATTGTTAACTGGTATTGTAAAATGAGAAAACATTCCAGGAAGAAGATCTTCTTTTTCTTTTTTGGTATTTGCTTTACCACCATATCTTTTTGTTATAGCTCCGTAAGCCTTTTCTCTACCTTTATCTGATTTGTCAGATGAGAAATCAAAACTTTTTATTGGAGTACCTTCTTCTTCCATTTTATTTTTATGCGCCTGTAGTATATTGCCAACTGTAGATAATACGCGTACAGAGTTATGGCCAAAGTCATTGGTCATATTATATGGATTTTTGTTATCGTCGGAATTTGATCTTTGTTTAAAATAAACAGATGGATGTTCTTCATCACCTGCTTGATGCATAATATTAACTTGCATCATTTTTAAATTACCATCTTTATCATGGGCATTGAACCCATATGTATGTTCTGTATCTTGAGGATCATCAGTCTGATGCTCTTCTTCGTTACTACCTAGATACAGATGCGGATATGGCGAATTAAATATTTCGGCTATGTAGGATTTAAAGCGTTTCATATAGACCTCAAGGTTATTTTATCTATTTATCCTCTAAAGATCTCTAACACCTTATCAATATAAAAAGCACGATCTTTGATGAAAATCTGAGGCGTGCTTTCATCATCTACGGCTATCATAATAACAATTTTAGGAACTGATAAGTTATATGTCCATTCAAACATCATAGAGTAAACAGTAGCTTGCAAAAAGTAATTCTCGATATGACTTTCGTCTTTTAATCTTTTAGATGTCTTAAAGTCAATAATAGACAATACACCATCATACTCTGCTACAAGGTCTGTTCGACCTGCACACTTGAGAACTTTAGAAGCCAGTGGTGTTTCAATACCTAAAATGGTTCCAATATGTTTATCTAAAACAGGTTGAAACTTCTGAAACGTCTCTATATTAATTGGCATTTCTTTTTGAAAGAAAGGTGTCATATCCTCATTGAGAAGATACTTCTCAGCCATATTATGTACAGAGGTACCTCTACGTGCAGCTTGAGTGGAGACACGATTGGCTTCTTCATCGCCAACACGTTTTCTCCACTCAAGTAATGCAGACTTATCTGTTTTTTCACCTAGAATAGTTGTTACTGATTTTAACTTAGTAACGCCATCTTCTAAAACATAATGTCTTTGTCCATCAATTGTTTCAGTAGTAAGATCTACAACTGGTACAAACTGATGTTTAAATATTCTACGCGACAATCTTCAACCTATCTTTCTGAATAATATAATCTTTCACCATAGAACTTCTAACAATATCATTTTCATCGAAGTCAATAAAAGTAAACGACTTCATTCTTTGAATAATTTTTATGAAATCTTTTAGACCATTTTTGTCACGCTCAAAGGTAAAGTCAGACTGTCTAAAATCTCCAGAGAAAATAATACGGCAATTTTTACCAACACGTGTAATAACAGAATCAAGTTCATGTAATGTCATGTTAGCAATTTCATCAACAATAATGATACAATCATTAAGAGTAACACCACGAATAAAAGAAGTAGAAATAAAATCTACAACTCCCTTTTGTTTGAGGTATTCATAAGAATCGCCTCTACCAAAAAGTTCTGAACAAATTGCATAATATGGAGCTTCGTAAACTTTAGTTTTCTCTTTTGTATTGCCTGGAAGAAATCCCATTTCTCTAGTAGGAACTACGCTTCTAACGATAATAATTTTTTTATAATTAGTTTCTTGCGTAAGAACTTGTTCAAGAGCGAGATAAAGAGAGATAAAGCTTTTACCAGTACCAGCAATACCATGAAGCATTAAATTTTTACCACTATTATATGCTTCAAAAGAAAGTTTTTGATTCTGTGTTAATGGATCTATATTCTTTAGTTTAAAATTTAATTTCTCTTGATTTATTTCTTTCTGACCGTTTTGACGAAGGATTCTTTTTTCTTTTCTTGTTAACCTTTGATTCGTTTCCATAATGGTCCTTATTAAAATGTATTGACGGTACTCCTTGAAATACCTTTGCTATGTTCCTTCTTAATATTTTTTAACAGATCTCGGAAACCATTGTCTGGTTTACCCATACCTCTGCCAGAAGAAATTAAAGGAGCGCCGTTTACTAATTGAGTTATGTTTTTATTTTCATTTAGATATACATCTAGAGCCGAGATACTCATAAAGTCCTCGAACTCCTCGCCAGTTTCATTATTTACAAACCTATACGTTGGCATTATTTCCATTCCACTTTCATGTATTCTAGATTATCTTCTACATCTTCTTCATAATCTATAGGGTCAATTCCCTCATTATCTATCTCGATCAATATGTCTATGTTCTTAGTTTTCAAAGCCTGATTTACTCTTTTTTTTCTTTTCTTTTCGAGATAGTTAGATGAGGAAGAATATTCCTCCTCATCTTCATAGTCATATCTTTTATACTTATTAAGCGCTGACTTGCCCATTGATCAATCCTGGAAGTGCCTCTACTACGTGTTGAAGGGTGATGCCTTTAATAGGCTTCTTGTCTTTAATTTCGCTCAGCATCGCTGCATCGGCAGGTGCACAACGCTCAAGAAACTCAACAAACATTGTTTCTCTTTTAAGTTGCGCAAGCTCATCATGAAAACCTTTAATAAAGTATCTGAGTTTTTGACAATCTCTGATAAGAACATTTTCCTGATCGAATAAGTCATTTGGTTTATATGGTGGTACGCCTGGAGGCAACAACCATACGACTCCTGGATCATAAGCACCCTGAAGGATAATACGTAATGGCAAACTATCATTAAACCTAAGAGCTTCAATTTTCTCTTGAGTCTTTTTCATTTTGCCAACTTTTTCTAAAAATTCTGCTATTCCAATTTGCATTTAAAACTCCGCGATGTTTTCCATAAGATTTTTCAATCTGTTTGCGATAAAGTAATTCATAAGTTTTGAACGATCCCGTCCAGCTTGAGCATTATATTGTTCCATAACTTTACTACGAATTTCCTTCGGTGTAAAGCTCAGGTCAATCAATTGTGCATTACGTTGATAATTTCTAGCAACAACACTATCATACTGTGAAATATCTAGATGCATAAGATTATCCATCTTTTTGGTAGTCAATGGCTTCTGTCGGTCACCAACCACAAAGCAATTATCATTTGAGAGAATATTAGGTACGCCATCTCCTGCATCGCCTTTCATAATATGTTCTTTGAGAAATTTATTTGGATCATCATGCTTAACCCATTTTTTACGAGTAGGATCATACTGTGATACATTTGAATATGTATGAAGCTGAATGAAATCTTTATCGCCTGATAAGATCAATATTGGAGCACCACCAATTTCGGCTCCAAATTCTTTCACGAGAGTGCCGATAATATCATCGGCCTCTGCTGATTCAACATCAATAACTCTGTAGGGGAAATATTCTTTAAGTTCCGAACGAATCTTATTCATGCATTCAAAGATAGATTTCCAATCCATCTCAGATGCTTCTTGATTCTTTTTACGGTTTGCCTTATAATAAGGGAATGCCTGTTTACGCCAGTAATTGGTGTTATCACAAGCAATGACCAGCTCGCCATACTCGCTAGTAAATTTAGTTTTATAAGAACGCAAGGAGTTCAAGATCATATGGCGAACCATATTCTCTTCAAGCTGGGCATTGGTATGGTTTCCTAATTGCATTAGCAGATTAGACAACATAACCTGATTCAAGTCAACAATAATCACAATTCACCTATTCTTCTATATTTTCACTTCTTTTTAGATCGATAGTAAGTTCATCAACAATTTTTAATGCATCTGGATCTTCTTCATCTTCAACAAAAACTTCTTGCGATATTCTTTGGAAAGGATGGTATATTCCATAGTATTTACACATCGCAGATCGTAAGGATTCAATAATAAAAGCACCATCTTTAATATCTAACAATTCATCTTCTTGAATTTCTTCATCACCAACCATAGAAAATCCAGCAATGTCTAATTGATTGAATATCATTGGCGCGATACTAGCTATCGTTTCCTGAATATGATAATGCTTAATCAATTCAACGTTACGATCGATTTCCTCGAACGTAGAGTATTTAGGTTCTTTCACACTTTTTTTAGGAAAGATGATAACATTGTTGCTTCCTATTATATCATTCATAGTATACCTTATTTTTATAGGAAAGTCAATCCTTATTTTTATTTATATCATGACGTTCTGTAGACAAATTTAGCCTTTGGAAATTCACGTGGAACATCCTTCAAACTAGTCAGCAAAGCTTCCCATTGATGGATTCTGCTATTCCAATTATAGAACACATCAGCATAAGCCTTTTGTACATTTATCTTTTTAAAGTATTCTTCGTCTGAAAGAGTGTTCAACTCTTCAATTGAATTTTTAAGAACGGTGTAAAAGATATTTGCATGATCTGCTAAATCTTCGCTATACTGGTACATGTGAGTCCAATTAGCAGAAGTTTCTGGAAGAGCGCCATAGTTAGGATGAACGCAAACAACACCTGCACTCATTGCTTCCATAAGAGAGATACAGCTGGTTTCTTCCCAGATATTAGGATAAGAATAGATATGAGCCTTCTTTAAAACTTCATGGATTTCTTCGTTTGATACAGCGCCATGATAATTAATACCAGGAGTGTTGTTACAAGCGTCAAACAACTTTTGGAAAGGTTCATCTCTCTGATCCCATCCATAAACTTTGAACGAAGAATAAACATCAAGTTCAATGTTATCGTATGTTTCTTTTAGCTTCTGGAAAACTGGAACAAGAATTTGCAAACCACGGTGTGGAGTTGTATGATAAACCAACTTGATAACATCACGCTTTTTATCTTCAACAGTGAAGTTAATCGGTTCGATGCAATTATGAAGAACAATACACTTATTCCATGGAATTTGATACCTATCGATATAGGCTTTCATTTGATAATGAGAAGAGAATACCAACTTATGGAACTTTTCCCATCCGCGATTTCTTAGGTGTTCTGATTCTGGGTCACCTGCTAAATCTTGTAACCAAAGGATACGTACATGATTTTCAGAAAGTTCTTCATGAACACGTGATACAAATATTTGAAAATTATCAAACAGTGCAGGGTCTAAACGCTTTTCAAGCGCATATTTCATTAATTCTGTGCCACCTTTGGCGTTACCAGAAAGTTTATCTTTTGCGAAAGGCATTATATGCTCCTATTTCAACCAAATTCTATTTTCATTATACCAGTTAGAAACCTTTTCGATTCTCTGTTCAATAGGCATCGAAGGTTGCCATCCTAAACCACGTAGATAATCGCCTGAAATAGCGTAACTAAAATCATGTCCTGGACGTTCAACATTAGGGTCAACTAATTGATAATCAAGTTCAACTTTTAAACTTAAAGCTAACATCCCTGCAATTTGAAGGTTATTCCATTCAATATCAGATGCGATGTTAAACTTCGGGCAGGATCCTCCCATACTATTAATAGCAATTTCTTTTAAATTCAAAATGAATAAAAGAGCAGAGGCTACATCCTTAGCATGGAGATAACAACGGCTACCAATCTTGTTGGTTTTGCTATCATAGTGGATAATTAATTGTTCTTTATTGACAATTTTCTTGAGACACATAGGAATGTATTTTTCGGGATTCTGACGTTCGCCGTAGACATTCATTGTATGCGTAATGTATATAGGCAGTTTGTAAGTGTTCTGATATGCTACGCACATAGCCTCACCAGCCGCTTTAGAAGCCGAGTAAGGGTTGGTAGGATTAAATCTATCATATTCAGAGAAACTATATCCAGGAACTGCTGGGCCAAATACTTCATCCGTAGAGAAGTATACAAAACGATTGAGGTTATCTAAAGTTCTGGCATATTCCAATAGATTGACAGTGGCAACTACGTTGTTCTCAACAAATTCCATGGGAAACTTGATAGAGCGTGTGACATGAGATGCAGCTGCTACATGTAGGATAATATCAATTGGTCCGATAGTATCGGCGATTTGCGGGCTAATAGCTGCCCGAAGATCATGATGAACAACTCTAACACGTGACTTGTCGGCCCGACCGCCGACAACCTCTTCAATTCTGTTGAGGT